CCCTTTCCGGTTCTAGGACTTAATTCTTCCACTGGAAAAGAAAGGGACTTTGCAAAATTTATCCAAGACTTTTTATTCTCGAACTTTCGTTGCAACAACACAATTGTCTTTTCCGTACTAGGATCATATCCCTTTCCGGCGTCGGTCCACTCGGGAACCTCTTTACTCAACCGGTTCATCTCTCTCTTTCCCCTAACTGTAGCCTGCAAAGTATACAGGATAGAGTTTTCTGTTTCTAATTTCTCGCTCCATGCGACGGCTCTGATACTCATCATACTTCCTCCTTTAACATTTTCATAATTTCCTCAAGTGCGGCATCTTCAACCCAGATATACTCAGGGACGTATCCCAAATACTTCTCCGGAATAGAAGTAGCCACCGTAATAAATATGGTTGTTTTCCATTCAGTCACAAAAAGTTTATCGTCGTCAACAATTTTTTTTAAAATATCATCAGGAATATCCGATCTTTTAAGAGAGTCGTGCTTATATTTTAATGATCTCTCAAAGTCAACACTCAAAGCAGTGATCAGCTTTCCTGCCATTAGAAGTGCTTTTCGGATTATTAGGCTCTCTACGCCTAGAGAAAAATAGATAGAAACAAATCTGCTAACAATCGCCCCTAAACTGAACCATAAAAAGTAAGTTAACATATTTTATATATTATATGAGTTTGGGGCGAATGTCAACAAAATAATTTATTTTTTGTTTATTTTATTTACAAGAGCTGCGCGAAGGATTCGCTTGGTAACACGGTCGGTGATAGTCTTGACCACCTCTTCGAGGCGAGTGGGGTCGATTTCCTCTTCCTCTTCCTCTTCCTCTTCCGTGATGTTCTCTTCCTTGTTCTCTTGCATGGGAGAAGGAACCTCTTCCGCTTCAAGATCGTCAACAGGGGCGACATCGGCGTCCAGCTCGGGCTCGATCTCTTCCTCTCCCTCGCCAGCAACTGCCAAAATGTCTTGAAGGATACCAACAGCGGTTTCCAAAGCGGGAACGTCTTCTGACGCTACATTAACTTCCGCTTCGACATCACCCTCTGGTGCCTCTTCGGCCCCCAGGTCGTCCAATGGTGCCTCTTCTTCTGCGCCCATCGGTGGCTCGTCCATGGCGGGTTCAGGAAGACCTTCCTCTTCCTCCTCATCCCTCAAATACTCCATCTCATTAATGGGTCTAATACTAGCCAATTTCCAAAAACGTCGAATAGTATTCTCGTTTAACAATGTTTTCTTACTCATTATGGTTCTCCTAGTTTAAAAGTAGAAAAAAATACTTTATTTCAGAAGTAAATAGTACAGATTAATACAAAAAAGAGTCTTTTTATAATCTTTTTGATAGTTTTTCTAACGCTCTCTTTTCTATTTGTCTAATCCTGACAAAACTCAATCCTAAACGTTTACCAGTCTCCATAAGAGTCATGGGGCCGACGCTATTACGTATAGATATTAGACAACAATTCAGGTCCTCTCTGTGGTCTATCCACTTTCTGCACTCTTTCTCTTTGCACGTTCTGCCGTCCTTTAAGCAGGACCTTGCGCAGTCTGTTAGTCCGTCATCTTTTTTCTTCATAAGTCCGGGAACTCCTCTGCTATCATATCAAACAATTCTTTTGTTTCTTCTTCTTCCAAATTAAAAAGCTTCTTCAATTCTTCTCCTTGTTTTATTAAATCTCGTGTCTTGTTAATTCTCTTTTTTCCTTGCCTGGCCAATTCAAGCTTAACACTGGTGACAAAATCAATAATGCGTGGATCGTTCTCAATGTACCCAGTAATCATTGCTTGAAAAAATTGTATTTGTGTCAACCCATCATGACGCAACCTGATCCTTAAATCCGCGTGGCGTTTATCAGAGTCTTGGAAAATAATCTTCTTACCTTCCTGACCGTATTTATACTCACCTGCCATTTAGAATATGTGTACCACTTTCTGTAATCGAAGCACTTGTCTGTCTAATAAACTTTGCCTTTGCCTGAAATTCTTTTATTGTCCGAGAGCCGCTGTACGATAGTCCGCTGCGGATGTTTTGCTTCAAATTCTCAAGAATATCAATTACCGAACCCTTGTAAGGAATGGTGGTAGAAATGCCCTCTAGAGAGCGAGTTTCGCCCCTCCAGGCGAGTTGTGCCTCTTCGCTAGCCATACCCCTGTATACCTTGTACTTCTTGCTCTCAGACGTAACAAACACCTGTCCTGGCGATTCATCAGTTCCTGCTAACATCGAACCAAGCATCACAAAATCCGCACCAGCTGCGATTGCCTTGACAATATCTCCAGCTGTCTTGATGCCTCCATCTGCTATAATCTTTGCATCGGAGTCCACATATTTACATCCCAATACCGAATGAAATGTTGGTACTCCATGACCAGTTTGGGTTCTAGTTGAACATATTGACCCGCCGCCGATGCCTACTCGAACAGCATCAGCACCCCAATCCGATAAATCTTTAAACGCTTCAGGGGTCGCAACATTGCCTGCTATAATAGATAAAGACGAGTCGTATGTGTCTTTCAAGTATTTTAAAGCACTCTCCGTCATAGAATGATGACCATGTGCCACATCGACGCAGACGGTTTCTAATCCAGATTCCACAAGAGCAGAGACCCGTTGTTTAAAATCTCCTGAAACGCCGACTGCGGCGGCTGTTATAACCCCCTTCGTCAACATGACACACTGTTCTTCTATAGAACAATACCTATGAACGATACCGAGAGCCCCGTATTCGTTCATGGTTAACGCCATCAAGGACTCCGTGACTGTGTCCATGGGGCTGGAAATGATAGGCAAACTATATTCCTTTGTTCCTATTCTTGATTCTAGCCCTATTTCTGACCTGCTCTCAATGTCGCTTCGCAATGGCAAAAGCAAAACATCGTCAAAACTAAACGTCTCTTCAAACATCAGAATCCTCCAATCTCTCCTGTAGGTCTCTAAGCATTTGATTGGCACCTTCCCAACACTCGGTACAATATAGGTTCACTACTTTCTCCCGCTCCCTAACAGCCACTCGCCAGGACTTCACTTGTTCTTCATCCTTCTTATCAAACGGTTTATCACAATTTGTACACTGGTTTGGGATCATATTAAACAACCCCATTTTTTCTTTCAAGTCTTTTTCGGCTTCTTTCTTTTTCTTTCGACGAAGCTTCTTTTGTGCAGAAGACATTTAAACGTCTCCCGTAGATCCGAAGCCACCTGTGCCCCTATCCGTTTCGGATTCGTAGATTTTATCTTCCTCTATTTCTAGTAAGGAAGGAGTTGAGATCCTAACAAAAACCCCTTGTGCAATCTTTGTGCCTGGTTCACAAATTTGTGTCTCTCTGCCAATGTTGTGAAGATTTACGAAGATCTCTCCGTCATATCCTCTGTCAACGACACAAGCACCAGTAACGATTGACCTCTTTGAGGCAATTCCTGACTTGTTCATTATTTGCAACATGTGTCCCTCTGGAACTTCAACCTTCACACCAGTCTCAAGTAAGCAGGAGTGTCCGGGGTGAACAAGCAACGGTGCGTTATCCTTTGGTGCAAAGAAGAAATCCATCCCTGCATCTGTTGTGTGCGCCCTAACGGGCAACTTTGCGTTCTCTCTCATTTTGAATGTTCTAACTCTCATATTTTCTCCTATCCCAACATCTTAAAGTTTGAGCTTAATCTTCTCGTGCTAAATCCCCACTGAGGGTTCCAGTCTAGCCTCATCATATACGGTCTATTGATTCTCACAATATCCTTTCCTGGTCTGACACCCCAACACCTAATTGTATTAGTCTCGTTGTTGTCATCTATAACCCTGACAATATAGTAGTCTTTACCATTCTTTGTCTTCTTCTTGATGACCTCTCTTGGTATACACCAGACCACTCCCCCAAGATCTGAATCGTATTCACTTATAGGGGGAACCATATATTTATCTAAGCTGGCCCGAATGTTCTCTTCCATAACTAAATCAAAAGGAAAAACACCCGTTAAATCAATTTGATATTGAATCCTCTCCTCTTCTGAGAAGTCTCCTTCTGGAGCGTATTTCTCTATATTCTCTATCAGGTTCTTTTCTTTCCTCGGGCGATCAACAGCGATTGCACTCCAAAAGTGCCTCGAACCAGTGAACCTATCATCGATAAGACACTCTAGAGCACCGGATCTGCAAAGAACATCCAAAGACTTCTTATTCAGCTTTGAATAAACAATGTCTTCATTAAAAATGAATTCCTCAATCGTGTTAAACGGGCGATTGTTAAGAATCTGCTCGATGGCCTTCTCACCCAATCCCTTGATGGAAGTGAGCGGTTGGATTAGCGTTTTACCATCTTCTGATATCTCCCACACAGATCCGGAGGTATTTACGTTCAACCTTTCAATTTTAAACCCGTGAGATTTTGCAACATTGATCGCCTTCTCTTTTCTAGTCTCTGGTTCTTTGTCCAAGAAAGCTGCTGTCCACTCTGGTGGGTAATAGTTTAACAACCAGGCGCACTGGTAAGACAACATACAGTAAGACACTGCATGGGATTTGTTGAACCCATATCCAGAAAAGTATTCGAAAGTTTCCCACAACTCCTTTGCTTCGTGCTTTCGCATCCCCTTCTCAGAACACCCTTCCGCAAATTTGGAATAGATCTTGTCCTTTTGTTCTTGAACCTCGCCTGTTCCCTTTTTAGTCAAGAGTTTCCTTAGCTTGTTCCCCTCATCGAGCGACAGGTCCTTACCAAGCTTGTGAGCCAACATCGCTATCTGCTCTTGAAATATGAGAAAACCAAAAGTCTCTTCAGTCACATCGCGCACATAAGAGTTAAGATACTCAACGTCTTCAGGAGCGTTCTTAGCAGATATAAATTTCTTATCAACGTTTGCCGACAAGGGTCCTGGTCTGTATATACTTGTGATTGCAGATAACTCGATTAAGTTGCTAGGTTTCGCATTTTTACAAAACTTTTGTGCACCCTCTTCTGTAAACTGAAACACTCCAGCCCACTGACCACCGTGAAAAACGCTCTCCCACACACTCTGGTCTTCAAAGTCTATAACGTCTGGATGAAGCACCTCATTGTAGAACCTCCTGACATCGTCAAAAGTAGGATTCTCGATGTCATGATGCCTAACCAAGATATGTCGGATGGCACCCTCGATCATCCTCAACGAGGCAAGACCCAACAAGTCAAACTTGATAAACCCCATTGGTTCAAGATGGCGAACATTTTGCCCCTCACTCCACGGAGTTTGGCGAACACCGCCTGAAGATATCATCGGCATCCACTCATCGAGGTTTTCTCCCACAACTACACCACCAGCATGCCTGGAACAGGATCTCACCTGCCCGTATAAAGCCTCCACATGTGTCTTGATCTGAGGATTTTTCTTCAGAAAAATTTTGAGGGATTCTGAAAATTCCATTACTTCTTCAAACGTGGGAACGTAAACACCCGCAGAAATCCCGTGTTTCTTTTTCGCCAACGGAGTTGCTTCATAGATCATCTTACCCGTAACTGCATTCACCTCCGCAAATGGCACTTCATAAAATTTTGAAATATCTTTTATTAAAGACCTCAACTGTAGAGTGTTCCAGTTGGATATGGGCACTACAGTGTTCTCGCCCCATTCTTCAATAAGGTTTTCCTTGAGCTGCATTGGTTCCGAAGTATCAAAATCAATGTCAGGATACCCAGACCCACCCTTAGTAAGGAACCTCTCGAACTGAAGACCGTATCTCATGGGGTCGACTTGTGTGATTCCCAGTGCGTATGATA